AACGAATAAAAAACGAAATGGCAGCTAAAAACGACAACATAACGAAAAATCCATCTGAAGCCGGTAAAAAAGGCAACAAGCGAGTAAAAAAGAGAAAGACTATAATCAAAGAGAAACTTGGTTTGGATAATATCGAAGGTATGAAGGAAGATGTCTTAAACGTTTGGAATGATTTAATAACGGAAGGTACAAAAAAGGAAAAAATGTGGGCAGCTAAAGAAATGAGCAAATACATCTTCCCTCAAAAGAGAGAACATTCCGGGGAAATAAAAGAAAAAATAACAGTAACGATTAATTATGCCTAATGATAACACTAATTTTAGTTATTATAATATTTGTCATGCCGTCGTTTGAAAATATTGAAATAAACGGCAAAGTATATTACCAACCTCAAGACAAGCAAAAAGTTTTTCATAATGCAATTCTAAACAGGAACGAAAACGGGTACAGAGATTTTTTATACGGTGGCGCAGCGAGAGGCGGGAAATCTTATGCGTTGCGGTGGGAGGGGCATAGAAACTGTTTACAATATCCCCGCTTAAGAGGTCTGTTAATTCGCTCGTCCTTCCCCGAACTTGAAAGAACCCATCTTGCACAAATAGAATTTGATTTACCCCAGGAAATTGTAAACTACAACCAACAAAAACACGTAGCATCATATTTCAATAATTCAGTTCTTGAATTTGGTTACGGTACAAGGAGAGAGGATTTCCAACAATATCTTTCTGCCGAGTACGATTTTATAATGATTGATGAATTAACAACTATCCCCTTCGAGTTTAGTTATTTATTACGTTCAAGGTTGACAGCTTCGAGAAAAGAATTTATCCCTTTTTGGGCGTGCGCAACAAATCCGGGCAGTATTGCCCATATCGATGTAAGAAATTATTTCGTCAAGAAGAACAATTTAGATCCTGACAAATTTCCTAACTATGACCCTAACGAGGTGTTTTTCATACCAGCCACAGTATTTGATAACAAGGTTGTTTTAGAACGTGATCCTGGTGAGGTTTTGCGCTTAAAGCAGTTATCGAAGAAAGATCAACAGAAATTTCTTTACGGTAATTGGGATATATACGAGGGGCAATTCTTTGATAATTGGAACGCTGAAATCCACGTTGTCAAATCAAAGGATTATTTAAGCTATGAAGAAATTAAGGGGCTAAATGTTTTAGGTGGACTTGACTATGGCAATGTTACGGTTTTACTCTTAGGAGCGAAGGATTATAACGATAACGTAATAATTTTTGATGAATTATATCTTGAAAAAATTAGCCGTTCAAGAAAAATAGAACTTAGCAAAAAATTTCTTGATGACAGGGGATTAGACAAGACGACTATAATTGCAGATACCAATATGTGGATACCGGATGTTTTTGATATTTCTTCAAAAGAATCTCCGGCTAACGATTATCTTAATGCAGGAATACGTCTGATAAAAGTTAGCAAAGTTTCACCAGATAATAGGCGTTATAGGATAGCTTGTAACGATGCTGTGTATGACGCTTTAGATTTTCAGTATGATCCAGAGACAAATATATTCGCAAAGGAACCAAGACTGAAGATATATGAAAGGTGTAAGCACTTAATAGAGACTTTACCTGGTTTAGTTAGAGATGAAAAAGATTATGAGGATATAGAAGACGGGCAAAACGACCACGCTTATGATGCTGGGAAGTATTTGTACATGGCACTTTCCAGACCGAAAAGCAAACCAAAAGACGACAGACCTATATGGCTAAAAGAAATGGAAAAAGAAAAACGGACAAAAATCAACAATGATTTTATGGCTCTCTAAGGGGGGACTGAATTATGTACCAGAGAAAAAGAAACTTCAGCATAAGAAACGATGATTTAATTTACGATATAATGAGAGAGCATCAGAACTTATCGGGCATATTTAGCCCCTTGGTTGATAGGATGACCAAGCTATTTGATTTTACATGTGCAGAGTTGCAATGGGATGAGACGGTTAAGAACAAAATAAAAAGTGAGGGAAGACCGGCGAATAGTTATAATTTAATCAGAACCATTCTTAACGTAATATTTTCTGTCGAACTTGAGAACAGAAAACAAGGGATTGCCCGACCAAGAACTTCCGGCGATACTGAGCTTGCACATATATTAACAAAAGTCTTAAAATATTATATGTACCACGCAAGATTTAACAAAGCACAAAAGATAGTTTTTATGGATGCAGTGATAGCAATTTTTGGGGTTTATTATGTTGGATGGGATTTTAGGGGAGATGACGAAGTGGGTAAGTTAGTTGTTGAGCCATGCGACCCAAGAGAATTTATGTTTGAGCCAAATTTTGCGGATACTACTTGGGGAAACGCTGGTTATGTGATGCGTAAGCACTCGATGAGTGTTGAGGAAATACTTAACCGGTACGCCTTAAATGATTCTGAAATGCAAGAACAAATAATTGAAGAAGCTAAACAGTTCTATGACCAAGATGGCGTAAGTAAAGACAAGTTTATTACACGTAGATTAAAGGCATTGTTCTCGGCGGTCTATGAGACAGCAATGGGTTTTAGTTCTTCAAACGATAACGTTTACAGTAATCATCTGCAATGGTTTGATCCTCGTACAGGGAAATTCGACGTGTTGGAATACCACGAACAGCGAACAGAAAGAAAACTTATGGTGATGAATAATGAAGAAACTTCTCTATATGACATTACAGACCCGTATATATCGATGGTTAAAAGCAGAAATGACAAGTTTAGTTTTGATGGATTTAGGTTTGATGACAACGAAGCTGTGCAAGCAGTTAAGGAAAAATATCAATTAATTAAAGAACCAAAAATAGAATTAGTAACCCGCAGATATGTAACAGCATCAGTCCCATCTTTCAGAACTATAGTCAACGAAAAAGCATATCCCTTTGAGAGTGATTATTATTGCTACATTCCTCAGTATTGTTATGACTTACATGCAGACCCGTTAAAATCACAATCCGTGATGGATGATTTGTTAGACCCGCAATCGCATTTTAACAAAGCACAATCTTTGAAGTTAGAACTATTAGGCAGGTATCTTAACAAAGGTTGGATTATGGACGAGAACGCTATAGATGGGTTAGAAGATGACTGGACTACTCAAAGAATAGCGCCTTACAGACGTGTTAGAGCAGGTTACTTGAACATGATACGTCCCGAAGAAGGGCAGACGATAAGCCCAGATTTAGTAAGAGACCCTATAGAGACCCAACAACTAATGAAGGTGATCAGTAATGCAGATGATGAGATTAGAGGACAACAGGGTAGTGATGTTAAATCAGGTAAGCATTTCATAGCTAAGGAACAACGTCAAAGTAAGAGTTTTTCTTATATCCTCGATAACAGAGACCATTCACAAAGAGCCGTATATGAATTAGCGGTTAGTTTTATACAACATTTCGTAACAACGCAAAAAGTTTACAGAATTACTCAAGATGAAATACCAGAGATAAACGGGGTTGAAGAAGTAACTGTTAATCAAAGTAGGTTCGGCATAGACCAGAATACCGGAAGGATTATTGAAACGATAGTAAACGATCTTGATTCCGTTAAGTTCGACATAGAATTAAGCGATGAACCTTACAGCTTATCTGCTCAAGAAGATAGATACAGAAAATTAGGAGATGTATTTAACGCAGCTTTAGAAGTTGACCCACGCAAAGCGGACGCCATGTTGCCGATATTGGTAGAAGAAAGTAACACCCCATCGGCAGACAAAATATTGAAAGCATGGAAAGCACTTGAAGCCCCAAACCCTCAACAGGTGCAAATGCAACAGTTAATGATGCAAGTACAGCAGATCATGGCAAAATTAGGAGTTGAAGAAAAGCAAGAAGAAATTAAAGACAAGAAGTTAAGGAATCTTGAAACGGTTCAGCGTATGCGCCACGCATCTAAAAATAGTGTGCTTGGCATGTTGCAAAAACCGCAAATGACAAACTAAAAACAAATCGGAGAGAAAATGAGTACACCTGAACTTATCTATGAGTTGACGAAGTTTTTCTTTTCTAATGTAGGGCATTTTTTATTATTGATGTTATTTATATTAACCGTGAGAGGAGATGTAACAAAACTCATAATTAAAGTGAAAGACTTCTTTAAGAAACTAATCTTTAACTACAAGAACAAGTTCGTCCACGTAAAGCCACAGCCGGAATACCTCGATAGAGACACAAAGAAAATCCTTAACACAGACAGGGAGAAAAAGTCTTGATTACTAATTTGGTAATTAAAGATTGCGATAAAAAATTTGCTCAAATGGTCTACTCACTTCACAAAGCGTATGCAAAAAGATTGAGGTTTAATTTTGAGGCAAATTTTAGCGGTGATATAAGCGAGTTTAAGTATTTCTTTTCCAAAATGAACCCGGAAGATTTATACAACATAATAAAAGAAACATCGGAGACAAATTGAATAAAGGATCGCTATGAAAAGATTCTACGATTACAAATGTATAGCTTGTAACCACGTCCAAGAATACCACGAAGAATATGAGGACAGGAACATAGAACATAGTTGCCCGGAATGTGGGTGCGCTATGCAACGCAAGATAGGCGCACCTTTGTTTAGCTTCACCAAACGCCCTAAAAACTGGGACATGAAACACAGCACCCGCAGAGAGCTATGGAACAGTCCCGATCCAAAAGATAAGAGAGAATTGGTTTGAGAACTAAAGAAGAAATTCATAAGTATTGGAAGAACCCAAACGATAAGAATAATAACCCGGAATGTTATCTTGATAATGAAATAACTTTGTTGAGAAGTAAGTATTTATTTGAAGTGATAGACAAATATTTCCCATCAAAAGAAACGAAGATATTAGAACTTGGCAGCAACGTGGGGAGAAATCTTAATTATCTCTTTGAAAGAGGGTATAAAAATTTACTTGGCATAGAGATAAATAAAAATGCCATTGATATAATGAAGAAAGAATATCCCGATTGTGCTAAAGAGATTAGAATTATAAACAATCCAATAGAGCATATCCTTTCTCAATTAACAGATAATCAATTCGATTTGATTTTTACATTTGCAGTATTAGAGCATATCCACCCAGAAAGTGAATTTGTATTTAGCGAAATGGTAAGGGCATCTAAAAATATACTTGTTGTAGAAGATGAAAAAAGTAGTTCTTGGAGACATTGCCCAAGAAATTACAAAGAAATATTTGGTAAGTCTATGAGGGAAGTGCATAGCCAAAAATGCGGGAAGTTTAACGGACTATCAAAAAGATTCACAACGAGATTATTCGCAAAGGAGAATTGATGGGATTATTCACAGGAAAGAAAGTAGTTATCACCGCACCAGCTCCTCATATAACAGAGGTAAAGCAAGATTTTAGCGATTATGATTTTGTATGTAGAGTTAATGCGATGATCCCCTTGAGTGAAGAACTAATAGAAGCAACGGGAGATAGGGTTGACGTTTGGTTTCCGGCAAATAGTTTGTTAGAAAGACAACCGGAATTATGCCAATACCCTAAAATAATAAGAACTACTAAGACGGGGCTTAGTTCAGTTCCCCAAGAATATAAGAGTAAAGTAAGTATAATGAATAAACACCACGATAAGTTAAAGATTACTTTAGAGAGTACCCCGAATAGAGCGTTAAGGGCTATTGTTGACGTATTACTTGACTGTCCGGCTTTGCTTTATGTCACGGGGGTTACGTTCTACAAAACGGGGGGATACTATAAAACATACGGATGTTACAATGTAAACGATAAAGCGGAAACTACCAAAGGAGATTTTGGAGGACACTCACAAGAAAGACAGTTGGGATATTTTGTTAAAGAAATAGCTCATAAAATAAAAATGGATACAACATTAGAGAAGATAGTAAAAAATTATGGCAAACAAACCAATTGACATAGTTTACCCTTTAGGTGAAGGATTAAGTAATTTCAGAAACCAAGAAATAATGTTTTCCTTAAGGAGTGTTGAGAAACATTTAACGGGGTATAGGAATATTTTCATCATAGGATTTAAGCCAACGTTTTTGAATGAGAAGATTATCCATATTCCGCACAAAGATAACCCTTATTTCAACAAAGAACGCCGAATCATGGAGAAGTTTAAGAAAGCATGTTCGATACCGGAGATAAGCGATAAGTTCTTAATGTTCAATGATGATTATTTCTTCACTAAGCCGTTAAATGTTCAGAAAATACCTTACTACAACAAAGGCACTTTGGATGGGAGTGTTAAAAAAAGAAAGACAGGCAGTGTTTATAGGCATTCGTTAGAGAACACGTACAACGCATTAAAAGAGAAAGGTTACGGGACGAAGCATTTTGATATTCATTATCCTATGTATTACGACAAAAAGAAGTTCCCGGAAGTAATGGCTATGTACGATTGGGAGAACGCACGAAACGGTTTTGTGATAAAGAGTTTGTATGCTAATACATTAAAGATAAAAGGCGTTTACAGACACGACTGTAAAATAATGGGTTTGGTTACAAAGAAAGAAGAAGTAATTAAACAGATAAAAGACTACGACATGTTTAGTACATCTGAAATAACAAGAGCAATCATAGGTATATTGAGAGAAATGTACCCGGACAAAAGTATTTATGAAGTGTAAAGTAATATGAAACAAAGTGAAAAACAGTTATATTTGCAATAACAGTTGAGGGTTTATGAAAACACTACTATTACTTACTTTCCTTTTTTGTTCAATCTTGACGGCACAGTCAAAGCCAAATGTAATTTATGCCGGAGGAGATACGTCTATAACTTCAAAGAGAATTGAAGGTCTTACAATAGGGCGCACAATACAATTCCATCGCATAGATAATTGGGGTTATAGAACTATGGTATTAACAGACAACATGGACACAATAAGAATCATAATCGACAAAGACACCATCTACACAAAAGAATATTATTTGAAGGAATTTATCAAACGTTATTTTAGGATAACAGAACGGGAGGAAAAGGAATGAAAAAAAATAGAATATCCCCGTGGCAAAAACTAAAAAAAGAAAGAGACGATGCGATAAAACTGAACAAACAATTTTATCAGGCAATATGGATGGCGAAAACGGAAGCTGGGTTTGAAACTGGATATTGCCCGATACCATTGATGGGTAGAGAAGAAAGGCGAGTGCCGTTAAATGATGCTGAATATTTTAGAAACATTATTAAAAATATTCCTATAACGAGCAAAGATTTTGAAGGAACAATTTACCGATGATAGTGAACCAAAATTTTCCGGCATAAGAATAACAGATTATGAATTAAAGTAAACAAAAATGAATTTGGGTACTTGCATTTAAGTAAAAAAAAATACATTTTACAGTTGTTAATTGATGACCCTTGTTAAAGGGTGAGACCAAACGGTAATCTAATAAAACAGAGCCGTAATTCCCAAAGCGGGAGTTACGGCTTTTTGTTTTTAAACAAAAGTTGGAGTAAAAGATGGCTGATAAAACAGCGAAAGAAAGAGTAATTGAAAAGTTTAACCTTGCCGAAGATATAAGGGGAGCTAAAATTAAAACATCTATTTACCGAGTAGAACACATTGACGGCAAGTATAAAGCGGACTTTGAGATTAACGGACTACCGAGGGAAAAGACCAACAAAACTTTTGACTATCCAGACACCAGTAAAACAATCCCCAAGATATTCAACAACCCAAGCGAATTTACTACCTATACTGAAAAATTCTTTTCAATGAGTGATGAAGATATAATTAATTTATGTAAAGAAACAAAATAATCGGAGAAAAAATGGACAGCGACATTAAATTAAACAACGAGTACAATCCAGATTCTAACGAAATTGACTTTATCGAAGAAGATAAAAGAATTGATGTAATAAAAAAACTAACCGACCCGGAAGAAATAACAGCCACACAGGAATTATTAGAAGAAAAATATGATGCGCCCGAAGAGGAGACCGCATCAGAGGAAGCAGAACCCAAGAAACCCGAAGATACGAGTAAGGTTGAGGATACTTCTGGAGAATCAAAGGATAAAACCGAAACTAAGACCGACGAGGAACTTAAAAAACCGGAAGGTGATAAAGGGTTTATTCTTACAGATGAAGTAATACAGAAACAACCCGAAAACGTAAGGGATATTCTAAACAAGTATAAGGACAAAGGGAAAGATGATTTAGCAAAAGCAACGGCTCACGCCATTGCTGCAAAAACACCTTACCTAAAAGATGATGAAACGGCTATTAGCGCAATAACCGAGAAGATCAAAGTCTTGTCTGATGACGAGTTATTGAAAGCCCTTATAGACACACAAAAAGTAATCGGCGTGAACGAACAGCCGGACAAACCCAAAGAAGAAGTACAAAAACCCGCTAAGGTTGAATTGCCGGAAATCCCGGACACCGAAGAATTTAAGCAAGCTATGAATTCGGAAGTCTATAAGAAGTTAAAGAAAAAGTACCCGGATATGCCTGAGTTCAATTCAGACGAATTCAAGGACTGGGAAGTAGACTTCAAGGATAGAAGCGGTTTGATTGGAGAAGGTAAGTTTGTACGTGATTTTGAATTAGCTGAGAACGAAGTTAAAGGCGAGTTACAAAAGGTTATTTATGCACAGACCGGATTAAAAAACCTTTGGGTAGAATCACCGACTGAAATTTTACCAATACTGAACGAAGCTAATCTTCCTAAGCTAAAAGATTTGAACGATAACTTTGTAGAAGTGAATAATAAAGCACTTCAAGAAGAAGTAGAGACAATCAAGGAAGAATTAGAAAAGTACGGTGTAACAGAAAAAGATTTAGGTATTGACATGACGTTGACTAAAGATAAAAACGGTTCTTTGTATAATGAATACTTGAACTCGTTGATGTTTGCAGGCGATCAACCAGACCCAAATGTAATTAAACGAATTGGTAAAGTGCCGTTACTAAGCAAAGGACAATTAGCCGAAAAATTGATTTACAAGAATAATCTGAAAATAATGAATTTTCTTGTAGACAATAAAGCTAAAAAATCCAAAGCAGAAATTGAAAGATTAAAAGAAGACAACTTAAATACTATGGGAAGTTCTAAACCGGCGAATATAAAACCGATTGTGCAACCGGATAAAATTAGAAGTATAACTAACAAAGACACTATAGGGAAGGTTCTTGACGATATAGAATCCAAGTATTAAGGCAGTCTTAAAAGACTAATTAACTAAAAATTGTAATCTGATAAAAAGGAGCAATTATTACCCATAAGAGACGGGTGTAATTGCTTTTTCGTTTTTAAAGGAGTAGAGAAAATGGGATTAATAAATGATGATTTGAGAATGTACCGTGATGCGTTGTCGCAAGAACTTAAACTTTCTCAGTGGTATCCAGACTCAAAATGGGCTTCTATGATAGGTCATATTGGCGGGACTGATGCAAACGGTTATCCAAAGTCTGTTAGTTATGGTAGCGTACAGGCAAAAACAATTAAAGGTACGGGTAAACCTATTGAAATGTTGACATCCTTAGACTTTCCTGGCGGATGGGCTATTGATGTTCCGGTAAAATTACCTTTGAGACAAAAACCGATTTACGGTGATAAACAAGCCAAAGATAACGAAGAGGATATGAATTGGGTTTACATGCGTGGTTTAATAAACCAAGTAAGATACCCGGTTAAAACCTCTGATGGTCTTATGGGTGATCAAGCATTAACTCCAAAGAGATTAATGCAAATATGGAAAAATGTTAAGTCTGAGATTCAATCGGTTAACCAAAGATGGCAAGGGTATGCTCCTTACGATGCTATATATCGTGGATTCTCTGATAACTTATTCGACGACCCGATAAACATAACACAAAAGTCGCATCCTAATTGCTATGTAGCAGGTTATGGTAGAGTACCATTCAATTCCGATAATGATACTTATGAAACAGCTATTGTAGCTCAATTGAATAATCTTGGTGCAGAAGACGGTCTGACAGTGCAAGCAATTAGAAACCTTACATATTTTGGTTCACATCACATGATTGTTCCAACGGTAGCAGGCAACAAACCAGTAAGAGGTATTTTATTTGTTAATGATGCCCAGATGGTTCAATTAGCTTCAGACCCATTGTTCGAAAAAATGGCAATAGCACTTATTACAGCAGATGGTGAAAAATCACCATTCTTTAGCGGTTTCTACGAAGCATACTTAATTGAAGGTGTCTTGATTCTTGCCGATACAAATAATCCAGGTGTATTGATTAGCGGTGATTCCGGTTATGATTCTTCAAGAGGAATTATCAACTATGGTAATGTTAATCCTTTAGAGAATCCGATTCATGCAAGTGATATTAAAATAGCTGCTTATGTAGGTGCATCCGCAATACTTGGCGCACACACAGTACCGTTACAGTTTAAGAACAGAACAGATGACTATGATAACATTAGAGGCGAAGCCGGACGTACTGTAATCGGTTACACAAGAGCCGACAGATATGATCACGATAATTTCCTCGCAGCAAGTGAATTTCTTGGTAATACAAGTTCTCAAATACTCTTTACCAAGACACCGAATTCACCAACATGGTCTTCTGGATCAGGCAGCGAAGTTTAATTAATGATTAATAAACATGCCCCTTAAGTGGGGCAAAGATAAAAAATATTAAAGGAGTATAAAGATGTCAACTAAAACAGGAAAAAGAGCAAATTGGTCAGGGCTTTATGTATCTGATAGACCTCGTGATTTGTTAGGATTGACCGAAGCGCAAGAAGAAACGATAGATCAGTTTATTGGTTTCGTTGGTAAAAATCAAGACGGTGAAGTTAAAAATGCAAATCTATTAATTTTTACTGGTACAAGCGCACCAACAATAACTGATTATGCCAATACGCCGAAGGGTACGATTATTATAGCACCATTCTTAACACATTCGCTAATCTATGTGCATAAATCTCAATCTACACCCGCAGTGGTTGGTGATTGGGAAGTGTTCACAGCCGCAACGGTAACTTAATTCTCAATTGATTAATTAAAACCGCCTCTTAGGTGAGGCGGTAAACTTAAATAGTTAATTAACAATCGGAGAATTAAATGCCAAAATTGGTAAGTAAAATAGATATTCAGTTGAATATACCTCCTAAGATGCGTGGTATTTTCCCAAATGAAGAAAGACTTATAATTGATTTAAGAGCAGGCGAACCAACTGAAGTTCCTAAATATGTTTTGGACTATTATACGAAAAATAGACCACATGTTTACCGGGATGCTAAAAAGTCTGAACCGGAAACAGAACACGAAGAGAAAGCAACGCCTAAGCCAAAATTCGACCCATTAAAATTTCTTGAAACGTACTATAACCAAATAGAAGAAGGGATTCAAACGGTTAGCGATTGGAGGGACTTATTAAGTATTGCAAAAACACTTGGGCTAAAAGGTGCGCATAAACAAACCAAAGAAAGAGTTATTGAAAGAATAATCCATGATGTGGACGTAAAAAATGCTCAGCGAGAAAAACTTGATAAGCATGAGGACTCTAAATAATGGATAACAGGAATAACTATTTATACGGGAGAGTTAGGAATGAGTTAGACCTTAGAGATATTAGTTCAGAGCGAATACTCCCGGCGGATATTTATGATGCTTTATCTCAGGGGCAAAGACAGATTTTTGCAAGGATAGGCGGGATAGAGAAACGATTTAAGATTAACCTTTCCGAAGGTAAATCTGAATACGGACTTGTGCCGGAATATAATCTGAGTTCAAGAATAATAGGGTTTATTACTCCCTCAACTTGGACATATAAATTAAACTATGTTGAAGAAGGTAAGTGGAGCGAAGTTGTAAAAGAAAGTATAAGTGTAAGCCAACCTATTTATGTAACGCTGTTTGAGAACAAACTAATATTTTACCCATCCCCTACGATTACAGGCGAACAAATAACAGTTCTTGCAAAAATAAAATCACCATCAGAAAATATAAGTAATACGGAAGAGCCAATTCTTGATGAAGAATGGGACGATGCTTTAGAATATTACGCTTTATACAAGTTACTTAAAGAGGAAAGTTTTTTCGGAAAGTTTGAACATCAATTAAAAGAAATTAAGAACTCAACATCAAACAAAGGTTATCCCTTACAAAGATCGAGCGTGTGGTAATGGCAACACCTAAAATAAATATTATCAGTTTGAGTTTTGCACGTCAGATAAACGACAGTAAAACAAGTGCCAATGCTGAGTTCACCGCAGGGACTGAGAACGGGAAAGTATTGAGTGCTTTGCAGAGAATGGAATTTATCAATAAGGCAATGTTTGAGTTGATAAACATTTATTGGAAAGAATCGGGGATGGATGTGAAATTATTAGCAAGGATGTTCCCGGAATTAGTAGCTCTTAGAACAGGTACTACAAGTTCGGTAGGTGTATATACTATAGCAAATCCTAATCTTGATTTTTTCCAATTGATAGAAGTTGTAGCTGATGGTAAATATGCAGGTGTAGCTCCTAAACATTTATACCATGCTTCCGTATCTGGTGCAGAGCAATTCAGAGCAACGGCAGATAATCCAAAAGCATTTGAATTTGGAGGCGCAATTTATCTTTTACCGGCTGCAAGTTTTAACACAAAGGGTTTGAGTTTCACAATGATAAAACAACCGTTAAACCCTACTACAGGAGCTTGGTTAACTCAAGGCGGGGACTATGATTCGCCTTTTTACGATACGTGGAATCAAGACATAGTACAAATAGCAAAGAAAATCTTTTTTGAAGAAACAGGACAGTTGGAGGGTTAGAAATGAATAGTGTTGATTATACCTTGAATGATGCGATAAGTTTTTTGAGGATTTCCGTAGGACAAATAAGCCCGGAAAAAATAGTAGATCAACAGATAATAGACGCAATACATTTAGGTACGTGTGAAGTTGCTCAATTATTATCTGAGGTTAAATTAAACGATTATGGGACGAGTGCTACATTAACGGTTGCTAACGATGCAGCGAGTATTTCAAGTTTGGCAGTACAGAATATCATTAAGATAGTTGACTCTACAAACGGGCTTTGTATTCCTAAGAATCAAAAGCAATTTGATGAGATAAGATTATCACCTCAAAATTTAGCTAATGTGTTCTGGGTAAGAAACGGAAATACGATAAATTTTTACAAAGGTAGTTTAGGAAGTTACGGCACAGTTACTATTTGGTATAATGCTGTACCTTCTAAAGTTACTTCAGGCTCCTCAAACCTAACCATTAAAGACACCTATGCAGGAATAGTTTTAAGGAAAGCAAGGATTCATTTATTCCAACAGTTAAATATTGTGCCTCCGAAATCTTGGGAGCAGAGTGTGAACAATACTATTACCAGAGTGCGTAAACAATATATGGACACGTTGGAAAGTAAGAAAAGTAGTGCAACGAGGAGGAAATAATGCCATCGATAACAAATTTAAGTTCTTACACGGTAAGCCGTGCAATAGGTTATATGAGAGGGATGCTCGATGAAGTAGCTCCGGGTAAATTAGACCAACTTCCTCTTGCAATGTACTTAAACCTTGCTCAAATGGAAGTAGCTCTATTAATCAACAGTAACAGATTACCGGATTATGGAGAAACCCTAACAATTAAAAATAGTGCTTCGGGTGCAGGTGAGGTTGAATTATCTGTTAGCGGTACAGATCCGACTTACGGATATGCAAATATAACCGTAGACGCTTCGACGGCTAAAATAAGAATAGACAATGTTGAAAGAGTTACCTACATCCCGGCAGAAGGCAGTCCGATAGCATGTAAAGAAGTTAGCCCGGTAGACTTTGAAGGATTAACAGGAAATACGTTAAAGGCAGGCGGAGTTTACTATTATTATTTCGGTGGAGTTGTTTATGTGAAGAATTTAGTCTCAGGTATTACTCAAGAATCTCATTGGGGTTCGTTAAAAGTTTACTACAACAGATACCCGGCTAAATTAAGTGCGGATAATGCGGATAGACTTGGCGATACTTTAGATGTAAGAGACGGCTATGTAAGAGCAGTTTTAGATAAAGCGATACTATTCGCTTTAGAAGAACTCCAGGTGCAAATGCCTGAAGAAGCAAGTGAGAGCGTTAATTCACTTATTGAACAAATATCACAAGCGCAGACAGCAGAGACAAGTTTTATAAACACAGTAATGAGTTAAAATGCAATGGTTAAGACGGTTAATCAGATTAATAAAAAGATTCTTCTTAGGTAAAATGGAAATAGAATTCAAAAATTATACAGGTTTCCAAGAAAGTGTAACGCCGGATAAAAACGGATGTACAAAATTATATACCTATAATGTTGACCCAAGAGGTAGTAGAAAGGGTTCGCTTATTTTATCCCCAAAGATTGAGACTCATTTATCGAGACCGACTTCAGATACTCTTACCGACACTACCGACTTAGGTTTTTTCAATATGTATGTAACTCAATTTGGTGAATCTAAGAACGTAACATTTTTAATTCAGAAAGGGACTGTAAATAGAATAACGGGTTCAGGTGCAAGTATAACTACAAAAGATACAATAGCCGTATGGATGTACCCTTATTATGTAGCTGGTAGCGGATGGGTTAATGCTTGGCATTGGCTCAATAAGATGGAGATTACAAAAATAACAAGTGTAGGCGGATCGCTTAACCAGTTATGTGAAATTACAATTTTCGGAGATAGTCTTACTGTCCCTAACGGTTCAACTGTTTATAATGTAACAAAAGACGAATATGCAACGGTACTTGATAACGCATCGATGGAATCTTTCACTATTTCAAGAACTATTAAAGAAACAGGGAATTGGGCTGAGAACGATACTGTAATATTCCAAGATCAGTTTACCCCTTTTGACAGAATGGAAGCAAACGCAGACGCAAGTTTTAATGATGTTTCTTTTCATAGTGTAGCAAATGATATTCGTGTAGGATTCGGAGGATATTTAAATAGACTTGGAATTGGTGTAGGACATAGATATAAATTTTTTAACATACACGCAATTACAGGCACGAGCAGTTCTACATTATTAAATAATGCAAGGAACATAGATAGATTTTTAGTAAATGCCTTTAATAATTCCGTAGCGGAAGACACGTTTAATCTTAGTGCTTCGTTATTAGATTCTTCTTATGGCAATACTCCTTTCCCATCAGACGCAAGGACTTTATATCTAAAGGTTACGGCAGTCTTAGACAATTATCAAGAGTTTGAAATCCCGGCAAGTACTAACTTCCCGGTAGGAGATGAAAACCCTTATTATTTCTTGTATAATAATCCTAAAGCTGTCTACGCTTTGAATGTTTCTTTTAATATGCACTTCGCAACCTTAAATAAAAGGATTACCCATGTAAGATTTTATATAGCAACAGGCGAAACTATGTATATGCCTCTTGAGGATGAAGGTAGCCAATATGTATCTAAGAGAAAAGAAGGTTATGTATTAGTAAGAGAAGTTGAAGTCGCTAATTCAGAAAGCGCAAAGGGTATTTTCACATTAAACGGATTAAGCAGGTTAGCTTTACCTCCTTTTAATATAACCTATAATATGTATACGGGTAATCAAGGAAGATTACAAGATAATACAGGTTACATCCCGACAACGGATTATTTACAATCTTGGGACAAAGCAGTCCAATCGGGGAGTGAAGTTTTTTACATAGGCGGGTTTTTAGGGGAAAGATATACTAATAAAGTTTTTGTATCTCATCAGAGTGAGGACGCACCAACGCCGGATATAGCAACAGGTACAAAGTTTGCGGATGCTGAGAGGAGAGACGGCGACGATATAATTACTGCCGAGATTTTACAGACAGGGCATATCGCTTTATTAAAGCAAAATTCGATTCAAGTATTAGACAGAAACACGTTACAAATTTCCGATATTATGCCAGGAACGGGGTGTGTTGCTAAGAACGGAGTAATAAATTTTGGTGATAGGATAGTCTTCCCTTCGAAACACGGGATTTATACTTTTGACGGAATCCGGTTAGTAGATATTTCGGATGGATATTTTAGCGGAACATATAGCGAAGGTTCAACTTACCATAGCACGATAACAGCAGTAAAAGACCCTTTACAAAATTCATTTATAATGAATTGGAGTGGAGGTAATAAATTTTTATTTGTTCCGGGTAAAGGATGGTTTCAGTTTGCCGATTCTAATAATGTAAAACAGTACAGACTTAATAATGACGATAATCTTATTTACGGATTAACCGATAACGGAATAATAAAAATAACCAATACGAGAGAAGCGGGATCAACGCTAAGCCCTTATTTAAGTTGGAACAGCGTTGAAATAAGCAATGCTACAACTGAAGAATTGAAAGATGTTGACAGATTTTTAATAACATATTTTTGGATGCAGTACAGCAGTCCAAAGCCCATATCGTTAATAATTTATCTTGACGATATATCGACTAATCCAATCACATTAACATTCCCGGCAACCACAGCAATTATTTCGGGAGAGGCAGAAATAGGACGACAAGTGGAGGTTCATAGAATCCCGGTTAAAGCTGGTTCAACGTGCAGAAAATTTACTCACAGGATTACGTTAGGTCTTACAAGCGGTGATAAATACTTTGAACTATTATCTCACGGCGTAGGACTTGAGCCAAGAAAAGTTGGGATATGGGGTAGATGATGAGTTTTTCGAGGGCGCATAAATTTTCCGAATATGATGAATTGGATATTAAAAAACTTGAAGCTGAGTTTGAGGGAATAGCAAGATTCTTAAACGTAAGCGTGATACCAAATTTAGAAAAAGTAGTTAAGCAAGAGAAAATTCAAACGGGTACAACAGGCGAACCAAGTAACCCGGACTCTGAAGGACAACACGGTGGGATTGACAAATTAGTCAGGTATAGAAGTGCAATGCTAAGTAGTGTTGCTCAAGTAGCTCAAGAAAACTTATACCCGATTATAGGAATGAAAAAAACTTTAACGAAAGACGATATAGGTGCAAATGTTTTAGTAGGGTCTGTACCTCAAGGATATACGATTAAAAGATTTTACTGGGATATAAAGGAAGGTTTTGAGGACAATAAAATAAAAATAAATGATGGTGAAAAAGATATAG